CTTGCCCAACTCTATGTCCCGATACATGCCGGAATCCGTGCGCTCCTGCACTTCGATGGCGGTCAGCGTGTCCAGGAAGGTGCGACGCTTGGCGGAGTGGTAGCTGGTGGCAACGGCCGGGAGCGCCACCTTGTCGATCGAGACGAAGGCCATCTCGGGCCGCTTGCTGCGATGGTTCCACCACAGCTTGATGAACTGGCTGCCGCCCAGCGGCACCTGGCTCAGGGTCTTCTCCGTGACGGTGCGGGCCTCCTTCATCAGTTCCGTCAGCTGCCAATTCATGTAGTCGCATTTGCGCTTGGCGCGGTCAGTCTTTTCCTTTGTCACGGTGCCGTTGATCTTCGGCTTGACCGGGCCGGCGATGGGCCACAGTTCCTTGATGATGCGGGACTGGTAGTCGATGCAGGCCTCGGTCAGGCCCGGATGCACGGCGCGGCTCGCGCCCTCGAATTGCGCGCCACCAGGCGCGTCCTTGCCCAGGCCGGTGCGGCGGATGCCCTCCTCGTATTGCTCGATGCGCTTCTTGCGCGCCTCAATGTCCTGCTCGATCTTGAGCAGCAGTTCGGTGGATATCCTATCCATGACATTGTCGGGTAGTATCTCGGCCAGGTTGTCGTAGAAGTCGCCGTCCTCGACGGGCGGCCGCTCAATCGCCTCACCCAGATAGACGATCAGACTGCCGTCGGGCGCAATCTCGTTCTCCATCTCGCCTTCGGGAGGCTCGATGGCCAGATACTCGTTCAGGTCTTCGCCGGCGCCGGGATCGTCAGGGGTCTGGGCGGCGCGGCGATCTGGGGGCAGCATGCCGGGCCCCTGCGGCTGGCCGATGGCGCTCATGCCCGTCCTTCCGGTTCTGCAAGGTGTTTGCCGCCCAGGCGGACTTCTTCCAGCATGTACCAGACGGACTGGCGCAGGCTTTCGGCCAGGCGGCGGTCATTGGCAAGGTCGCCGGTCTTGCTGAAGCCCATGTTCACGAACTGGCCGTCATAGTGCTTGACGACCACGCAATAGCCCATGTCGGTGAGTTCCGGGGCAAAGTCATCCGGCACCGGGCGCGGCATCGCCCCCAGCCGGCCTTCAGCCTTCAATTCCGTGATGAGTTCGTCCAGCGGCTTGTTCACCAGCCAGCCCCCTGCGCCTTCCATGGGGGCAACCTACTAGATTTGGGGTCAGACGACTAGGGATGGCCGGTCAGTGAAGAACAGCTGGTGCCCAAACTGGCCCAGCGGCTTCATTGTGGCCGCCCATGCCGGCGCCGGGATCGATTTGGCGTAATAGAACAGGGCGCCCCCAGTTGGATCATCGCCTCCGATAGCGATCGCCAAAACGGGCCGCAGGCTCTCGATCACCGGGTCGTCATCCCGCAGCCCACACGCATAGGCGAAGTTCGGATCGTGCTGGTTCGCCCATCCGCTGAACTGGTGGGGCCAGAGGCACACGGAGGCCAGGCCCGTTCCCCAGCGGCCATCCTTGGCGCGGTTGACCATGACGGCCGCCACGGCCTTCTGGCCCACCAGGGGCTCGCCGCGTGCCTCCTGGGCGAGAGTGCGCACCGCAGTCTCGAACGACCAGCCGAGTGTTGGGATCAACGCGCACCCCTCTCGGGAAATCCGATCTTGGCCAATTCGTCCCACCGTGCCCGCCGCCGGTCGAATTCGTCGCGGGGCAGGAGCGGATCCAGCGTGACGCTGCCAACCCCGCAGACCGTCAGCGTGGCGGTGCCATGGCGCGGACGCGGAGGTGCCTCGCACTCCCCGGCGCTGTTGATGTGCAGCACGGGAGGCTCGTATCTCACGGGTATCGCCCTATGTCGAAATAGACGCGCAGGACAAACTGCTTGCGGTAGATGAGTTCGCCCAGCCGCGGCCATGGCTTGCGGTCCCAGAGGACGCCGAACGCATAGTGACGCCCCATGCGTGTCCAGTCTCGCCCGAAGACGATCCTGACGGGCGGCATCGCAGCCACCTGCGGGTTCATGGCGGCGCTCACCGCCGTGCCGCCTTCATGATCTCCACCGTCTTGATGAAGTTGGGGAAGGGCAGCCGGAGCGCGCCGGCCTTCTCCATGTCGGCCAGCAGCACCAGGGCGGCGCCCAGCGCTTCTACGACCTTGTCATATTTCGCTTTCGAGACAGTCTTGAGGGGGGCTGCTTTCGGCATGGGTGAACTTCTCCTTCAACAGATTGCGGATGATCTTGCTTTTCGATTGCCCGTTGGCGTTCGCTGCGGCCACCAGCGGAAGCCATTCTTCCCGCGTGAGATAGACGTTGACGCTGAATGGGCGCTCATCGCCAGCAAGTCTAGGTCGTCCCACCATTCCGCTCCAGATTGGCGATTTCTCTGTCCAGATACCAGCGGGCCTTCTTCAAGTCCTGCAGCGCCGGGTCGGCCTTCTTGCCCGCCCGCGAGATGTATTTGATGGCGTTGCCAAGGCAGAAGCCCAAGCCCCAAGCCTCAATGACCTTGATCGCCTCATAGGGATTGTCGGCGCCGCCGTAATGCGCCGGATGATTGACCGCTTCCGCCATGTAGATATCTCCTATGCGTCGTAAGGGTTCCCAGCCTTTTGTCGCTTCTCGCGGTCCGCGATCTGGCGCGCCTCGCGCTTCTCCTGCTCTTCCTTCTCGTCCAGGTCCGGATAGGCGCGCCCCTGAGGCTCGGCATGGAAATAGCCCAGTTCGGACAGTTTCAGCATGGCCTGCACGATGGTGTCCAGCCCGTCGTCGAACTCGATCGTGCCCTCGCCGGCGAACTGGGTCATCTGGTCCAGCAGGGGCTCGGCCCAGTCGCGCACCTGGCCGCGGCGGTCTTCCATGCTGGATTCCGGCATGAAGAGCATGCCCTGCAGGACGAGGGGAGACGCCGCGTGGGCGCGCATGGTCTTGGACTGGCCGCGCGGGTCGAACGGCCAGGTCGGCACGCCATAGGTGATGAGGGTCTGACGCAGGCTGATGCCCGAGGCCTTGTTCTCGATCAGGACGAGGTCCGGTCGGCGCCCGGGTTGGCCCCACTTGGTCCGGTAGGATTTGCGCGCCGCTTCCAGCAGATCCGGGAAGGCATAGCGCTCCATCCAGAAATCGCACAGCAGGGCGGCGTAGCGGGACTTGACCTTCAGGCGCCGCAATTCCTCCTCACTGAAGCACTGCTTGGTGTTGAAGATGCCCAGCATCGAGCAGGCGCTGTAGTCCGGCTCCTTGCCCTTTTTGACTTCCCTGGAATTCTCCTCCTCGAAGGCGGTGTCGAGCGATTGCAGGATGTAGGTGAACTCCGGCAGCTTTTTGAACGCTGGCCACAGGCGCACCCAGCTTTTCTTGAAGATGCCGTCGACGTCGTCCTGCTCCTCCGCGTAGATTTCTACACGGCCGATCTTGGTCCCCTCCTTTGCCATGATGGTGTTGCGGAAGGCGGGGTTGAGGTTCTTCAGGTTCTCGTAGGTCGTGCCCTCGATCGTGATGACGCCCGGCTGCTTGTAGAGCATGCGCAGATAGGGGATGGCCTTGGGGGTCGTGGCGAACGCTGCACGCGATGGCGACCCGTCCGGATAAGGCAGCCGGATACCGAACATCATGTTGCTGTGGGCCTGTTCGAGGTTGCCAGCGGGCCGGTCCCATTCGCGCAACTCGTCTCCTATGCCGAAATGCGCCTGGGGTCCGCGAAGCCGGGCTGCCTGCTCCTGGGCACCGAAGCCGCGAATGATCGTATTGCACGCCAGTCGCAGGGTCGGCTGTGGACTTTCAACATAGGCCTGTTCCCAGCTGCCACGGTACAGACATTCAGGCGGGATGACGGCTTGGAAGCCGCTGGCACCTTTCATGATCGTGCCCTTGACGTCGCCCAAGGTGGGCCCGACCGCATGGCCGACGAGGGGCTGACCGGTGCGCCAGCCTTCCCACCACGCCCATTCACAAAGCGTGCGCGTCTTTCCGAAGCCGCGGCCGGCCTTCCAGATGGCCTGGGTCCAGTCACCGATGGGCGGTATCTGCTTTGGCCGGGCCTCGTCCAGCCATTTGTCGCGTGCCGCCAGCGCCGCGATATCGGCGTCCGTCAGTTCCGCGAGGTCTTCTTCGGAGATGTTGAGGCCCATGGCATCCTAATGGGCTATCTGGAAGGCCTTGGCGCAAGGGTTCTCGTCTTCCACCGCGCGAATGATGGCCAGCGCCAGTGACGGCGGCAGGCGATAACCGGTCAATAGGCCGCGCTCATCCTTGACGGAGCGCCCCACGATCATGGCCGCCTCGATCTTCGCCGCCAGCTTGGGGTCAGCGTCAGCGGCCGCCTGCACATCCTCTGGCGTGATGTTGCCGCATGACAACAGAAATTCTCGGGGCATGACCGCCAACATGTCCCTCATGCGTCGAGCTTTCGCTCGTGCTTGCCGCACCAGTCCTTCGGATTGACGGCTGGCCAGAAGGCCATGGTGATCGGGATGCCGCGGCCGAGCCGGTCCTGCTGCATGCCCAGCGCGCACACCTGGGGCGGATTGAAATGGCACGATCCGTCCGCCTTGGGCTCCAGCGGGTGGTGGTTGAAGTAATACTTGCAGGATGGGCAACGCGGCCGGTCTTCGACGGCTTCCACCGGTTCAGGCATGATGAGCTTGTTCATGGGATTTCCTACTTCTTGCCTAGCATAATGAACTCACCGGCCATCGCGGCGCGGTAGTCAGGTTCGCGCTCAAGTTTGATGAACGCCATTGTCAGGGCCAGCGCTTCCTCTGGCACTTGGGTTTTCTGTTTGGAGCGCGGCACCGTCACAAGTGACCATCCGGTTTCTGGATGCCAGAGAACGCCCCACGATCCTTCCGGGATCACATAATGGCCGGTATCGGTTGTTTGGTCGCTCAATGCCCGCTCCTTCAGTCGTGGCCTAGTATCCGCAGCCGCAACGAAAGCACGCCATAATAGCTGACCATTATCACATGCTGCTGGAGCATCAGGGACTGTTCAACGGGGGTTAGACCCTTGAAGGTTTCTGTGACGAAGAACGCATTCAGCTTTTCCAAGCGTTCCTGCAGTTCAGCGCGTTCGATCTTCATGCGGTCAATAAAATCGGACATTGGTGTTCCTATTCTGCCACTTTAGGGCGTTTGAAATACACATAGGTCGCCGCCCAGATGCCTCGCCATGTCTTGACAGCCCATGGCTCCCACCCCTCTGCGCCCATGCGTTTGCAAAGGGTGTCGATATCTTCCTTTTCCGATGTGCTTACAGACGTTGTTTCCCATTGCTGCATTGGCTGGCCCCTATCCTGGATTGAAGCGCGAACACCAGTCGCCGGCGCCAACGGCTGGCCAGTAGGACAGGACGACCGGCACGGCGCGGCCGTCCTTCTGCTCACTGCCAATGCGGTCCGCCGCCGGCGGGGCAATGCGGCAGGTGCCGGTCTTGCCATTGGTGGGCGGATCGTCAGCCTGGTAGTGGCTGCAGCCGGGGCAGAAGTGTTCGCGTTCAGCCATGGTATCTCCTTAGCCGGTGCTTGAGTTTCAGAACGATGTCACGGCAAATCCCCGCCACAACGGCGATGGCCATGACCGCCGCAATGGATATCGCCCACCACACGATCAGGCGGCCAATAATCAAGGATGCTCCGTCAATCATGACCTGAGCCTCCCTCGTCTATTCGCCGGAGCGTGGCGGCCCGCATTTCCTTGTCGATGATATCCGCCAGCAGGCGCTTCTGCTTGTGCATCTCGCTGTTGGCGTCCCGGATGGCGGTGCGCAGCAGATGGTTCTCGGCGCGCGCCTTCTCAGCGGCGGCTTGCCAGTAGAGCAATGTCGATCGCCAGACGAGGGGCCAGGTCATGGCCGCGCCTGCGGCAGCAGATATTCATTGACGATTCGTGCGAATTCTCTGGCGGCTTCGTCCGCTGTGACGCCTTCCGGTATGATGACGGCGACCGGATCATGCTGCAGGAACAGGATCACCTTTCCGTCCTTGCCATGGAACCTCGTGCCCATGATGTGGGGCTCTTCCTCTTCGGTCATGACGTCGCCTTCCGCTTCAGGGTCGTGACCATGCTGGGCTTCTCCTCCGGGATCAGCCGGAATTCGCCGCCGACCGTGCGCCATGTCTTCGGCCAGGATAGGCTGCGCGGGCGCCGGACCTTGGGCCCTTCAGCCTTCCGCTTCTTCCAGATGGCGTCGACGTATTCGTCAGATGTGCGCCGGACCGTCAGCGCGTTCAGTTCCTCGCGCGCATCCGTGGGAATGATGAGCGGGCCAAGCTGCAGGAGCCAAGGGCGGTCAATCATTTCAGGGCCTCGTCGATCATAGCGCGATAAGGTCTCTGCGGCGCGAACATGGGACGCACCCCTGAGCCATCCAGCGCGTCCCAACCCACCGTGCCAGCCTCAATCATCTTCTCAGTCGGCTCCCGCATGGCCTCTATGGCGGCGCGGGCGCTACCCATAGCCATGTTGCGCCAATGTTCGGGCGCATCTTCCCACGGCAGGAACGAATAGTTGTGGCCGTGCAGTTTGCTTAGTTCCGCACAGCGGTATTCTTCCTGAGACTGATAGATAGCCCGCGCCACACGCTCTGCCATCTCGCTCATGTCGCCAGCGCCCTCTTCAGTTTCAGAGCCGCGATCAGCAGCGCGACAGAGGGCCGCTCGGATATCCCGGCGAACTCGGCACCGTCCAGCATCCAGCACTTTGCCATGGCGCGCGCCTCGGTCACATGCAGGGACCAGCGGGCCTTGAACGGCACGACGCCCACGGCCGCATTCAGGTCATTGATCGGGTGGGCGCGGTTGGTGTCCCCCATCGAGACTTCCGGGTTTGTCCCGATGGACCAGCGAACGCCGCCCTCGAAGGTAGGATCAGGAACTGGGCGCCAGCCATCCGCGAGCAGGACTTCGTCCGCCAGTTGCCGGTCCGCATGGAACGAGCCGCTGGCCAGCGTCCACTTGTGCAGTTTGTCGATCACAGCGTCGAGGGCCGTCACTTCAGCCCCTTCCGCCATTTGGCTTGCGCCTTGGCCTTGGCCTTGCGCTGCTTTTCCTTGCGGGACAGATCGGCGGCGACATAGGCCTCCAGCTGGGCGCGGGTCATTTTGGATGGGAGGGGCTGCGCTGTTTCAGCAGGACTCTTACTCCCCGGTGCGGGCTTACGCGCGATCCTCGCACCAGCTTTCGTCTTTTCCCTCATCTTGGACGCCTTTGCAGGCGAAACTTTCTTGCGGCGTTTCCTGATCTTGGTTCCGGCCGGCAATGTGATCTCCACAGTTTCGAGTGCGGCTTTGTGCAGCCTACCACGCCCGCGCCCAACGCCGGGGCCCTTGGGATGAGGCACGGTGGTGAGCGACACACCATCGGCCTGCTTCTCCGCTGCGTCGATCATGATGGCATCCGCGAGCGACGGCAGTTTGCCGCCATTCATCTGGACGGCCTTCTGGATGGTGACGCGCTGTGCCTTCTCATTCTCGGACGGCGCTGGCTTTGGTGCCCGAGCGCTGTGCTGGCCAGGCGCATGAGCCCGCTGGCACCGAGGGCAATACTGGATCAGGGGCTGCATGCGGTTTCCGAATCAGGTCAGGCGAGATTTCTACGCTGTAGGCATCTACAGGGTCAAATCGGACCCTCGCGCAATAATCGTTCGCGCTAGGACGAGGCTACAGGCCGATTCGCGGGGGTGGCCGCTACTCTGGTATCCCCCTAAATCCCGGCCGCCCGCTCGATCGCCTGTTTCTTCGCCCGCGCCCAGAAGCGCTGGTGCATGGAGGCGAGCCAGTCCCATTCCACAGTTCCGGGCGCGAGTTCGGCCAGGCGCTTGTAGGAGCGGCGGATGCCGGCGCGCGTCGTCGGGCTTACCAGGCGCCAGTGGGTGCGGCAGAGGAAATGGGACACGCCCTGCTCCGGTTCGTGATCGACGGGGCAGTGCGGCACGGCGCAGCGAAGGCGATCAGCCAAAGATACGCTCCACCAGTTCGTGGTCGAGGTGGTCCCGATGAATGCGCATGGAGGCGGCAAGAGCTTTGCAGTGCCGGTTTGCAAGCGCGACGTATTCCGGCTCTGTGATTGATCCAAGCGAGAATGTCTGGCCTAGGGCGTAGGTCTGGTGCGTGAAGCGCGGAACCAATGGCGGCGGGTTGGCCAAGAACCACTGCCCATCGCCCAAGATGGGGTTCACCACCACTGGAAGCACTGGCGTGGCCGCGCTGGCCATCAGTCCTGTCAGGAAAGAACGGCGGGTGGTCATGCGTCCAGCCTCGGCCGTTCAACCTTAGGGCCAATCTCATGGAGCGAGCCGTCCAGCCATGGGTCTTCGCAGCCGATTACCCACCATTTGCCGTTGGCCATCTCCGCAATCGTCCAGTCGCGGTCCTCGTCTAGACAGACCCAGTAAAGTCCATTCTCGATCATGGCGCGCCCTCGCGCAGCGCTTTACTGATCGCTGGCCATTCCTTCCGCAGGAGCGCGGCGAACTGATAGCGCGCCTGGGTGCGGCGCTTGTTGCGGTCCGGCCGGTGATCGTCACGGCCATGGACGGTGCCAGCCTCGTGCAGATGGTCCAGCCTAGCGATGGTCTCGGGGCTGACCTTGGCCGCTGGCGCCGGGCCGACGGGCCCGCAGTTCATAGTGCAATGGCCGTCAGCTGGATCGCAATCGCGGCAGGGCGGAATGCTGCGGATGCCGAAGTCACCGCTCATGTCACCAGCCACAGGATAGCGGCCAACGCCAGCGTACACGAACGCGCGACAGCAATAGCGTGGATCTCGCGCCAGGCGGTCATACCGCCGCCCCCAGATACTTGTCGAAGACCGGCTTGATGTACGGCATCAGGCCAGCAGCACGCGCACGCTGGGCGATGTCCAGCCACCACAGGTAACTGCCGTCCCACTGCTTTGCGCGGCGCACGGCACGGCACGCCCGTCCGAACTCCCGAATCATGGCCCGATGCTCTGTCGGTAGATGTCTGCCCATGAGATATCTCTAGCCCGCTTCCCGGTAGAAATCTACTTCTTCTGCCCCTTCCGGGCCTCTATCAGCTGCCTGGCTGCCGGCGTCAGGTTGCCGGAGATGGCCGGCCGATCCCCTTGTTCCCCCTCCCGCACCTGCACATGAACCGCGGCCGCCTTCCCCTCCAGGTTCTGAACCAGCACCTTGATGAGGGTTTGACGCTTGCCGTCCCGGTTTGGATCCGGCGCAGGAGGTGGCGCGTCACTGAAAAGACCCTGATTGCGCCCCAGCAGTTGCAGGGCACCCAGCTTGTCCCATGTCTTAATCCGGCTCACACGGGCTCCTAGGACCGCTACAGGGCCAGCAGGCCCGCGGCGGCTGGTGTGGTTGCCAGTCCCCTTCTTGGGCTTCCTAGCCCGCTTGGGAGGCCCATCCTTGGGGATTTCGAACTCTACCTGGCTGATGGCCGCCATGTCGTAAGGGGTCATTCGGGAAAAATCAGCCTGTAATTCCCCGTTCTTCCCCACCGTTAGATAGCGAGATGGGTCAGAAAGACCAATTTTTGCAATCTCTTGCAGCACCCGGTCTGCAGTAATGGCCAATCTGGCCTTCTGTTCAGCGTCTAGTTGCTTCAGATATTCCTTAACCTTCGGCCTTGCTAGGACATCGGACGCCTGCGCGGAGGCAGATTTTTGGGCGTAGCCAGCCCGAATAGCCGCCTGGGTGCCGTTGCCGTCGATCAAGTACTCGGCGCAAAGACGCATCTCTCTGGCGGTCAAATCAGTGCCGTTAGGGCGGGGTGGCATCCACACTATCCTTGGGTGCCGGCGTCCTCAAATTGCTGCTAAAGGGGCTAATATCCTTCGTGGCACCTCTGAGGATATCGGTCTCTCGCATTTCCCACGAAACCAAGCCATCCTCATAAACATGCAGAAACTTAATCCCGCAATTATCTTGGGGTTGGGCTCTGCAGTACCAATGCCGAACGATTGAGCCATCACTTCTGGTGCGCTCTCCGTAAGACGCCGTTTTCACATCAATTAAAAGCATCTCCCCGCTTGTCGGGTGCCGAGCAATAATATCCACCCCACCATGGGGCGAGACATTGCGGAAGACCTCGTAGCCTTGCTCCATGAGCCAGATGGTCGCTTTGAGTTCGCTCATTGCGCCCGTGTGTTTATTTCTTGGCGGCATCAACCTTATCCCTGTGGCTCTGGCGGCATTTGTAAGATTGTTGCGTGCGGAGGGGAAGGGGGGTGGTGTGCGGCCATCGGGCAGCGGCTTTTTCACAATCGGCATTGCCGCTCCTATTTCTTGAGGCCACGAATTGCGGTGGCGATATGCTCGATGACCATGCGGTGATGCGGCGTTGGCGGCTCACCACCAAACACCATTCGCAATTCCGCCACCTTGGCGGCTTCCTCGAAAGCCTCATTGCGCGCCTCGGTGCGAATAGCAACGATGGCATTTTGCAGAGACACATTTCCGTCGCTCATGGGCGCTCCTATTCCGCCAACGCGGCAATGAGACAGGCCCGCGCCTGCGCTCGGTGGATTTCCTTCGCGGCCTCGGCAAGCTCTTTCCAACCGCACGGCGGATCCCCGTACATCAGGGCGCTATAACCCAGTGAGTCAAAGTCTCGCGGCTTGTCGCGGTCATGCAGCATCAGCCCTTCGGCCCCGCGTTCCACCATGTCATCTGTGATTTGCAACGGTGGCTCCTATTCTTTCCGCGCCGTGACGGCAGCGCCCTTGCGAGGATGGTCTGCCCATTCATTGGACGCTTTGGCAAACTCCCGCAGGGCTTCGCGCTGGCCGTCCGTGGTGGCGAAGGAACAGAAGGCCGCATACAGATCGTCCGCCGCGTCCACATAGGCGAGATATTTCTTGTCCATCAAACCGCTCCTATTTCTCAGACTTGATAGATGCGACGGCCTCATAGAACTCGTCCAGCTTGTCCATGTCGAGTTCGCCTTGCGCCCACCAGTTCTGAACATCGCCAGCATCCTCCGCAAAGGTGTCGAGGAAGAACTCGGCAAGTAGATTGATGACCTGTTCGCGTTCCATTCGGCTCCGTTACTCGTTGGCCGGCACTGGTGGCCGGGTTGCGTTGACTTCCATCAGGTGCGCGCCATATCCGGCCCACCAGAACTGCGTCTCGGCAGCAGCTTTGCGCGCGACGATGCCCTGTTCCCGCTTCGCCTCGAACACGATGCTGAAAATGGCGGCGCAGGCACCGGCAAAGACGGCGCTCACATCATCGGGCGGCGCGTCTTTGACCAGGGCGATCACGTCGCGGAGAACCGCGTCATGCGCCGCCGTGTAGAAGGTGTCAGCGTTGCTCAATGGACGCTCCTTATTCCTGCGGACGCGAGGCAATACGATGAACGTCTGTCACCGTCACTTCTTTGGTGAACATTTGGCGGAACCGGGCGATTGCGTCGTCAATCGTCGTGCCTTTGATGTGCGCCACCTGAATATCAAGATAGGGACTTCCCTCCTGTATCCAGCCTTTGATCGTGAATGAATGTTCGTGATGCTGTTTCTTGCTCATTTCAGGCTCCCATTCCTATTTGAGGGTTTCGATAAGCTTGCGCGTCTCGCGCATTTTACGCTGGATGCACCCGCTGCTCTCGCACTTCGGGCAAAGGCTCTCGCCGTCGCAATCCGGCTCATCGCCATCGAACTCACCGAACTTATCTTCGGCAAACGCCAACCATTCTTTGAGCATCTCTTTGGCCAGGTTCATTTCGGTCCCTTTCTATTTCTTCAGCCACGGAAAGCGGCAAAATTGGCAGACGCCGCGCCAGATACTCGATGGCGGAACGTGGCAGCGGCATTTCACGCAGAAAGTCATGCTGTCCTCCGCTTTCTATTTGGTTGCTTTGGCAATCGCCGCAAGTGCGGCTTTACCGGACGGGCTCTCAAGCCCTTCATGCGCCCAACTGGCAACGATCTGTTGGAGCGCCGCCAACATGTCAGACGACGCTGCAAACCTGCGGGCATGGCCGGTTGCCACTGTCGGGTCGGCGGTAGGCTCAATCTCGGCCACGGACTTGCCATCCGGCCCGTACACTTGGGCGACGAAGCAATGTCCCGGCTCGCCGCGCTGGTGGCTGTATGTCATCTCGCCAAGGTCCATTCTGTCCTCCCTTCACTTTCGCTGTTCAGCATAGACTGCATCGCTTTCGGCTCGGCGCCGCGCGATCCCGCGCTCGTCCACTGGATAGCCGTCGAAATTGCGCTCGCGGCAATAGCCGAATGCTCCGCATGCCACTGGCGAGCGACATGCGCCAGGGCATTTCACACAGAGGAAGCCGCCCATATCCCGCGATCCGCCATTACCAATGGCTGGAATGCTGGGGGCTGCGGTATTGGTTTTCCTCATTTCATCTTCTCCGGGAGCGCCTTGCGCAAAAGGTCGATATGCGGCCCAGTCTGATTAGAGATCATATCGTAGACCGCCTTGATCGTCAGCAGCCGATTCATGGCGGCGATGGCCGGTCCGGTCATTTCGAAGACGCGACCGTTGCGGCTGCCGGCTTCCAAGGCCATGGTCATGCGGCCATCCGTGTCATAGCCAATGACTTGGTCGAATTCCCGGACGGATAGACCCCAGGAGGCGCGTACCGCCTTAACGTCCTCCGGCCGAGGGGTGTGAAAGCTGGCGCTCACCGGATCGACCCCACCTGGAGTTCGACATAGGCCAGATCCAAGTCCAGCGCTTCCAGCAGGTCTTTGTAGGAGAGGGCGCTGGAGCCTTCCAGCTTGGCGGCGATGGCAGCGCGGGACCTCTCCATGCGCTCCAAAGCATACTGGCGATGCAGCGGTCGCGCGCCGGCGGCCGCCACTTCCATGACCACGGCCATGATGTCCTTGCGCTGGCTCACAACTTTCCTCCTGCCTTCAGAATTGCTGAACCAAGCCGGTCCATAATAGCGTGCGGATTCTGGTCCGCACCGCCGAGACGGTGTTTTCCCATGATCTGGTAGGCCAGCGTCGCCATGGCCAGCAGGTCAACGGCGGCGGCGGCATTCGCCAGCTGCCGGCCAATCTCCACCTGGCGCGCCTCCATCAGTTCGCCGTTAAACTGGATCACGGCAATCCAGCGACCGCGGTCCATCACGCGCCAGAAGTTTGCATCGCCGGTCTCCTCCAATTTCAATTCGCTGAAGGCCGGTTGTGTAACCGCCTTCATGGCCTCCAGGGCGTAGCAGATAGGAACATTGGCGCATTCCAGGATGGTCTCTGCCGTCCAGTTATCGCGCCAATGGGCGTTGATGATAGTGGCCAGCTTTTCCCGGAGCGCCTTGTCGTCGGGTTCGCCGCTCATGCGTCACCGTCCGCGCGCTCGATCAGGATGGCGTCTGGCCCGATCGGTGTCTGCTTCCAGTCTGGCCCGGCACCCGCCGCGAAGCGATTGAGCAGCGCCTGCACGCGAGCGCCGTCATCGGAAAGGCCGAACTTGTCCTTGTAGGCTTGCGCCAGCGGGTCAAGGCGCGCAGCGCGAACATCTGCTTCTTTGCGTGTGCTGGCAGCAGCCGCTGCAAGGCGAGGGCTGGTCATGGCCGCACCTGTGCTGCGATGTCGCTGCGCACCGCCGCCATGCCGTTCGCCTGATCGGTGTCCGAGATGTTGGCGGCAAAGAAGCGACCATCGACACGGAAGAAGGCAAGCCGGATATCGTCGGTCTTGGCTTCAATGATGGCAAAGCCGCTACTGCTGAAATGCATGGGCGGCAGGATTTCAAGGAAATGGTCGTAGGTGTCGGCGCCGACCTCGACATAGTCGGACAGGAGGCGGTCACGAGCGTAGCGCTTCTCGCGTGGCAGATCGGGATTGAGCCAGCCGTAAAAACTGTCGTGGTCGAATTTTCCAGCGAGTGTGCGGCTCATGGTCCATATCCCTCGTCACGATCAGCGCAGGAATTGCACTGATAGCCGCGGGCCCGGTCTGCCGGCGTCAGCCGGTTAGGCGCGTGGCAGGTTGGGCACGGAAGATTGCGGGGATTGCCGCGCCCAGCCGCCCGCAGGGCAGAGCGGCCGCCAGGCTCTGCAAAGTCGCACCGGTCGAAATCGGCGTCATCGTCGCCGCGGTCATAATCGCGTCCCATGTTCAACCTCCCCATCCAAATTTCTCTGCGCAGATCGGACCGATGCCGCGCTCGATGCTCTCCTTGTTCTCCAAGGGACGCCCGCAGCAAGCGCAGCAGCCCGTCACGCGCCCGTACCGGATGGCGGCCTCCTTGGGATCGTGGGCGACATCCAGAACCGCCGCCTCCTGCGCATCGTCGCATTCGCGCGAGCGGATGAACTTGCCGCCCATGATCTTGCCCAGGTAGGTGCCACTCGCCTTCACATAAAGCGCGCCGGCGTTGGCGCTGGTGGCCTTGGCGTGAGAGATGGTCATGCCGGCCACCCGCAGTTTCGGAGCCTTGAGGATGGCGGACGCCTTGGCGAAGGCTGCCTCGATCAGGGTAGTGTCGATTGCCTTGGCGTTATCGACCCTGGCGGCTGCCTCCGCCTTCTTGGCCGCCAACTTCTCGACACAGCGAAGACTGGCCGCCAGCTGGTTGTCCGTCAGATGGCCGTACTTCTCGACGGCGGCGCGCATCTGCACCGCAAAGTCGAACGTGCTGCCATCAAACCAGGCGAACACCTCGGGATGGGATACCTTGAAGGCTTCGAGATTGGCTGCGCCCTTGCGCGCCTTGGAAGCGGCGGCGCCGGACTTCGCGCGCTGCCTGTCCTCCCGGCTGGTCTTGAATGCCAGCTTGCCTTTGCCCTTGCAGTGAAAGCAACGGCCCATGACGCGGCCAGAGTAGCTGATGAAATTCCCGCTGCCGCGGCACTTCGGACAATTCTCCTCGAACATGACGGGCGCCGGAAGGTTGGCGATCTTCGCCACATCTTTCGGAGCAGAGATTGCGTCCGCCAGATCATCTTCTGGAAGGTCGTCGAAAGCGCCTTTTTCTGAAAGGCCAATGGCCGGATAGTTCATCGTTCTCTCCTTGACAAAATTGCCAATATCGGGGTGCCGGGATCGGCACTGGTGGTAGAAATCTACAGGGGCGCTCGACCCCCGTCAATCATCCTTCTTGCCGGCGAAAAACAGTGGGTGGGCCTTGGGTTTACGGATGGGCGCCCGGTCCTGGCTGGTCGGAATCCGAACGATTCCGGCTTGTTGCCGAGCCAGGATAGTCTCGACAGAAGCCAGCCCAGCCTGGGCGGCGAAGGTGTTGCATGCGAGGCGAAGATTGATCGGAAACATCATGCTCTCCTCTTTCGGTTTTCCAGATAGAGCGCGAATGCCTGAGTCGGGCAAGCGCAATTTTCTGGGATGGTATCCGATGGCTTAACGGGAGGCTTGCCGCCCCATTTCGCAAGCCATGTTCCTGCCGGCGAACCGTTGTCGCCATAGAAGGATTCAAGCCGGCCGATCCAGCCAGGTATGTTGGTTTGCTCGATGAGTGGCGTGACGCTGGCAAGGAACAGGTCGCCCTCGCGCGGCGGCCGGACAAACTCAATTTGATTCGAGTACCAAGTCTGCCAAGTCGATGGCCAGCTGGCGGCGCGCGTGCCCTTCCCAAGGTGGTGGGCGTGGAAATGCTCCGCTATCTCCTCGACCTTAGCCACCAGATCCGGCCGGCGCTTGCGCTCCCAGTAGCCTATTGCCTTCTGCTTGTCCGTTTCGCCTGGAAAATCGTCGGGGATTCTTGTGGTGGTATTGACGACGACGCGGCCGCCGACCTTGGGTGCCGGAATTGTCTGGGCCGCGATCGACAGCAACCGTTTCATGCCGCCGTTATCCTTCAGGATGGCGCGCATCTCCTCGACGCCAGCCTTACCCTTGGCTTCGGCCTCCTGCAGGGTCTGGATGAATTGCGAGTCGATCATGCGGCCAACGCGGGCGGGAAGTGCTTGTGTTCGACGCCATCCACCAAGCAGCCAGCATCCTTGCCTCGGACGCCGCCGTTTTGCTTGTGGTGGAAGGTGATGCCGAGTTCGGCGCACTGATCCCGGAGATACCGCACCGCGTCCATGTCCAGCGGGCGATGAGCTGGGCCGCTTTCGCCGCCAGTAATGATCCAATCCAAGTTCGCCTTCGCGTCCTTGTGGTCGAGGATGATCCGGCCAAGCAACGGTTCGGCGCTGATCCCGCGCCAAGGCGCTGGGACGGCGGACAGCTTGAGCCGGTCCCGGTCATATTCCTGCTGGTTGACCATCGTTGCCATGATGCCGACATGCGGGAACGGCCAGTCGGGCGGCAGCATCTTCGGCGCGTTGCCGATGCGCTTGGTCAGTGGAATCCAGCGAATGTTCGGGGTCTCGCGCCACAACTGGAAAAGATCGGCGCGCCATTCGTCCGGCACCTCGTTGTCTAGAAAGTCCGCAAGGCTCGCGCAGAATATCCGCGGCCGATAGCCAGTGCGCTCGGCCTCCCTATTCCACCGGATCACATCCGCACGGGTCTTCGTGCGGCGGCGCGGAACACCAGCCCCCCAGCCATCCACCCACTTGCGGCGCTCGTTGTCGCGGGCGGCATAGCAATGGTCGCAGCCGGGTGAGACGCGGGTACAGCCAATCCAGGGGTTGTACGTCCCGTCGCACCAGGAAATTTCGCTTTGCTCAGCCATCGACCAACTCCTGCTGCAATATTTTCACAATCCACTGGCAGATGCGGGTCGGCGCCATCTCGCGCACCTTGTCCCATTCGCTAGGATAATCCGGGCAGCCATCGTGCCGGCGCGCATTGTGGAAGCTGACTTGGCCACCGCCGGGTATCTCAATGTAGAGGACATGCTCATAGCCGACCGCGCTCGGGTCCAGACCCCAGCCCCAGACGATGTTAAGCACCTCAGCGTCTTTGCGCAGCGCCTGGCAGAGATTGCCGAGCGACCAATCCTTCTTCTCATAGGCCATGCCGCGGTAGCCGCCGCCGCGGTAGACCTTGGCGCGGGCACTCGCCTTGCAGGCGCGGAACAGGTTCATGGCCACGACGCCAGCCGGGCCCAGCTTTTCCAGCCGCGCATACAGCGCTTTGGTCGCGTCTCCGTTGGAGCCGTCATAGACCTGCATGATGTCGATGAATGTGTTTGTCATATCCCGGACTCCGGTGCCCAAGCTGGGTGTTGATTTGACCGGCGCCAGAACATTGGCTCATCCCCGCGCATCAGCATCAAGTGGGCAATGACATCGTCCGTGGGGCACATCGCGCCCGCCCAGGTGCCTTCGTAATAGCCGATAGGGTGTTGGCAAAGTGCGCAGCGGACGCGGACCTTTCCGTCCGGGTGCTTCATGTCCAGCACGATCGTGGGGCGCAGACGCCGGAATATGTAGATCAGGCCCGTGCGCTTGCTGGTCTCCATGAACATGCCGGTGAGGAGATAGACCTTGAACTGGTGATGGCGCACCAGAGTGCCCAAGGTCTGTACCGCGCGCGATTCCTGCTCAATCCCCCATGCCGTTGAACAGTCCATGACATCCATGAGCCGGTCAAACGGGTGCATGCCGCGGTCGAGGCCCCAGTCTATGCGGCCATCCGGATATTGGAAGATCACGACCCAGGCGCGCTTGGTCATAGACCAGAAGCGGTTGCGCTCCTTCACATCCTTGAAGCCAAGGCGCTCGGTCTCTTCAGCGTCCTTCTTCGCCTGGTCCTTGTCCATCAGCAGATCGGACAATTCTTTGGCGCGCGGGAAGCGTGGCTCGATCACAAGGCGGCGCCCCTGCAGAGGCATGGGGATGCCAGCCCATTGACTGTCGCGTTCCGCCACCATGCGCAGGCCGCGCCGTATCCCGGCATAATTGTCGAGACGGTTGAAAAGTTCGAAGGCCCGCTCTTCGTCAGCCGCCGGCAGTACGGCCGACGGCGATACCACTGGCAGCGCTGGCATGTATGCGGCGCGTGCTGTACGGCCCGTGCTTGACGCCTTTGCGGCTTTTCTTTCCGCCCGCTCCTGACGCCGCCGCATCGCCCGATTGCCCATCCGTCGTCTCCATAGCTTCGATATTTACGTCGCCAGCGATGATGTACTCGCAGGAGTCCTCTTTGAATTCCTTCACGCGCCGATACAGCGCCTCACCTTTATCGTCCTTCGCCACCTCGACCAGGATCACATAGCCGCGGCGGATCATGTCGGCCACAGTTCTTGCCGCTCGCGCGCAGTCCTCCGGATTGTTCTTGTCGAACACCAGCTTCGTATCGCCAGCACCGACATTCAGAATTCCGATTTGTCCCATTCTAAGCCTCTCCTTTTCCGTCCGAACAGATTCCCACCTTCCGGACCAGACCACGATTTCTCGTTTTTCAGCAGACCCTTTCGGGCGGGGCTGGTTGGGTGATGCACCCCCTTAGCTGCCTGTCCTGTTTCAACGGTGTGCGGGCCATCCCGCATATCATTTTCGTCAAGTACGGCACCCCATCACTGGGGCCCGGGGTGCTGGATCCGCCCGCCACGGCCATGCCGCGCTGGCTCCCGCCCCGGGATAGGGCCTGGAACGATACCGACGGGTCGGGGTTGAAAGGGGGGCGCAAATTGGGCATATTCCGCCCGTGCCACCCGATGCCACTAACATCGGTTTCCCGAGACCGTCCCTTTCACGAGGGGCGGTCTCGACGTTTCTAGGCTATGCCTCTGTAAGCGCGGTTTGCAAGCCGCCACGGCTACCGCACCAGCATCCGTTAACCACAAGCCCTAGTGTCAAGCCACCCCCGGTAACAGGCCTTTGCCTGCCTCGTCGGCCGCCTTGCGTCCGAATCCCCGCGGCTTCACATCCCGCACAGTGGACGATCGCATGTCGCAGAACAGGTCAAGGTCATACTCGCCGCCATGCCGGAACTTCAGCCCGTAGAGTTTCATCAGGTTCTTGCAGGCGTGCCATTCCCCCCACCAGTTCTTCATTTCGATATCGTCTTCCGGCAGGTCCGGCTTTGCCTTGCGGTGATACCAGGCCTTCCGGTGGGGAGCGATGATGATATCGGCCTCCATCTCGATTGAGCCCGATTCCCGGATCATCGCCAGATTGGGGATGGTCTCCTTGTTGGCCATCTTGGGGTCGCCGCCCTTGGTCAGCATCTGGGCGCCAGCCAGGACTGGCCAGTCCAGACCTTTGGCCAGCTGCTTGAGCCCACGGGTGATGGCGGTCACATCCTGCTCGCGCGAGCGGTCCCGCTTGGAGGTGTCGGCCTCGATGATCTGCAGATAGTCGATCACGATAAGGCCAAGGCCGCCGTGCTTGGCCTGGAAGGCGCGCGCCCGGGCTGCGATATCATGGACCGTCAGCCGGTCATCGTCGCAAATCTCCAGCGGCAGCCCATGCAGGAGCGTCTGCGCCTGGGCCATGCGGCCTATCTCATCTTGGGTCAGGCGACCTTTGCGGAACTTCTGGTACTCGACTGGCTCCCAGCCATTCTCCATGGCCGCCTCGTAGTCCAAATCCGTGAGCAGCCGCTCGACCCACTGGGCGTTTTTCATCTCCAGCGAGAACACCAGCGTGGGGTGCATGGCCATGGCCGCCCGGAGCGATATGCCGCCCTTCAAGGCCGACTTGCCCATGCCGCTGCGGCCAGGGACGATGATGAGGTCGCCCCCCTGCATCCCGCCTATGGCGTCGTCCAGAAGCGGCAAACCGGTGGTGACGGCCGCCACCTTCTCGCCGGCGGCGTAGCGCTCGGCCTTCGCCAGGATGTCCGTGGCGACGCTGTAGGCCTGCTGGGGACGGCGGCGGGTTGCCGCCTGGGCAGCCCGGTCCGCCACCACCACCAGCCCCCGCAGGGCCTGGGAGACCGGCTGGGAGGTCGCCAGCGCTTCGGTCGCATCCCGGCATTCCGCGGCCGCCTGGCGCCGGATGGCAAAGTCCCGGACGATGCTGGCCAACTGGCGGACGTTCGGAAGCGCCGGCGCCGCCCCAGCTAGGGCGTGGAAGTAGTCGGGCCCGATGGTCAGGATGCCGGGGTCGTCCCGCATGGCCACGCTGAAGGTCAGGGGGGAAATGGTGCGGCCGTCCGCTTCGCGCGACCATTCGCACATCGTCTCGAATATGCGGCCGTGCAGGGGGTCGGAAAAGTCGTCGGGCGAGATTTCAGACTGGGCGATCGGAAGGTGGACATTGTCCACCAAGATGGCGCCCAACAGCGCCTGCTCGACGGCTAAATCTTCCAGTGGCGGGATATTGTCGGTCACTCCGTTACCTCTGAAAAGAGCGGGCTATCCCTCGATATGCGCCGCTTGGCCATGTCGGCGTATTCATCGCTCAGTTCGATCAGGATGGCATTCCGGCCCATGCGATCAGCGACCAGGCCAGTTGTCCCAGATCCTCCAAACACATCCAGCACCAAGCCGCCTTCGGGACAGCCAGCCGTGATGCAGCGCTCCACCAGTTCGGGCGGGAAGGTCGCAAAGTGGGCTTCGGAAAATGGTTGCGTTGACATATCCCAGACTTCCAGCCGCGCCGGCTCGTAATTGCGCAGGAAGCGCGTCTCCGGCATGATCGCCAGCGCCTCGTCCATGCTGCTGTTATTCCGGATGCCACTCCCCGCTTCGGCCGTCTTGCGCTCGCCAAAATATCTTTCGTTGAAGCCGTCGTCACGACGGCTATGCCCGTCCTGCTTCTTCACAGCAGTTTCGATTGTGCGAGCCTCGAAATTGGAAAGATTGTGGGGCCGACTATTCGGCGGCCGCGCGCCAGCCGACAAATCCTTCTGCCGGGACACCGCTTTCATGTTGCCGTTGGTCTTGCGGCCACCATTGGCGCGCGTGCTACCAACCTGGGCGGCAACATTCTGCGCAAGCCGTGCATGTGTGCCAGGGCTGGCGGGAAGCGCCGATGCCTCAGCGTTGTAATAGTGCCCGAGTTCTATCCAGCGCGCGCCCTCATTGCCGCTGGTAGGCATGATGCAGCGTTCGGAAAGATCAGGCGTGGCCGAAACCTCGCCAGTATCACGCGCCACCCAGAAGCCGCCTTCGTCGGACTTGGCCAGAAGGAATATCTTCTCGTGAGCCGTGCTGGGCCGAAAGCGCCCGGAACTGTCTGGCATTGGGTTGCGCTTGCCCCAGATGATCTCGCTGCGCACCCACCAGCCTTGTTCGTAACAGGACGCAGGCGGTTTCGCGTCGAAGTCAGATTGTCCGGTTTTATGTAAGTCCTTCAGCGCCTGCCATGTCGCGCTAGCCACATCTCCGCTAGGAGGGCACGCAATGGCTATGCGCGCCTCCTGCCGTTTCCCCACTAAGTGCGGATACACTTCCTGCAGAATGCGTTTTGCAATATTTCCAGTGACGCGCCATTGATGATGTCTGCGCCGATTGCCACCCTTCGGCTCATAAGTCTGGATATTGGTTTTACCAAAAATGGCAGCACATTTTTCAACAATGGCCAAAGAAGTGTTGCTGATCGCTATGCCAACACAGAAGTTGTCCTGTGACCTAACAGACCCAGACTCTTTCCGCCCAGTAGGAGTGCCAGCAGGTTGCCGGTTTATATAAATCGAACCTTCACCGTCGATGAGGGCCGCAAGCCAAACTCGATCTTCAAATGATTTTATGTCGCCAGTGTAATAGGGTTCCTGCAACGCCTGAACAAGTCGGTTTGGTATGAGACACAAATCCTTCGGCTTCAGATAGCCGCCAGCGACTATCCTGCCGTCTGGGATTGCTGCTCCATTGATGCCGCCATTGCCGAGATTGCCGCTACGCCCCTGGCGGCCAGAATGATGAGCTTGTGTTCCGGCTGTGCTGTAGATGGGCCCAACCGTCGACATCGGCTTGTCGCGGAAGGTGCGGTCATCGCCGGCGAGCGCCTTGGTATCAGCAGCGCTGCGTCCGTTGGGGGAAGTCGCGTAGCAATCGCCATAGTTGAGCCAGAAGGTGCCGGAAGGCTTCAGCACGCGTCGCATCTCTCGGAACAATTCCACTAGCACGGTCAGGTGTTCACCTAGGGTAGGCTCAAGCCCAATCTCCTTTGCCTTGTCCACATGGTCCTCTGGAAGATAGGAGCGCAGCCCCCAATATGGCGGGCTCGTGATGACGCAATCGACGCTATCGGATTCGAGCATCTTGAGCATTTCCCGAACATCACCACGGAGGATTCTGGTCGTCACGGTTTCCACCTTCTCAAGCACACCGGCATCTTGGGGTCCGGGAAATTGTCGATCGCCGCCAATTCTTCCGCATACTGGCGGGCGACACCAAGGCGGCGATATTGGCCGAAGTCAAAGGCTGGCGGCATATCAGCCGGCCGAACCCTGAAGACGCTAGGACGCTCCCGCTCGATCAAGATGGCGCGCTCCGGTCCCTGCACGATGTAGGCGCGCATGCCGTGGCGCTTCAAGCCTTTGCGCGGGTTCATGGCTAAACAGGCTGCGGTCTTCCGACCGGATCAATACGGACGAGTATGGAAAGTCTGGCACCGCAGGCGGCGCGGGATAGCTGTACCCACGAGGCAAAGGAAACATTCGCTGCCGTCATCTCGAATACGACGCTGCGATCATCACGCACGCGCACCGTCTCGATATCGTTGCAAAGAACCTGGACGAATTGCACATGATAGCGCGGGCCACTCTGCTCCAGCCACTTGATCGTGTTGCCGGCGCGGATGCCGTCCCAGTCGTAGTAAGCGTTCGGGTGGTGCATCATCCGAAGACCCTTTGCATCCCGGCTTCCCGCGCATGGTGCGCGACCATGGCCTTGTCCTCGTCGCTGATCTTGGCGCCAGCCTTAAGCGGCTCGTGGCAGATGGCGTGATGGCCGGGGCAATAGCTGCCCCGCACTGCCTTGCGCCCACAATAGTGGAAGCCTTCGTCCGATGGATCGCCATAGCCGTAGCGGCAGTGCTTGTCCTTGGCGTTGAATGGTGTCACGAGGCCCAACTCAGGATCGGGGGCCGCTTGAAGTATTTCTGCCCTCTCCTCGATCGTCAGAGGCTTTGTTTTGGGGCGCGTATTTCTCATGACGCTGCGCGCCTGGCGCGGATAGCCGCCATGCTCTTTCAGTTTTAGCCTCGTAACTTTCCCAATCACGCTGTTGCGTGTGAGACCGTGGCCCAAGGCTCTCGCAATTTGCGCCGCGGATAAGCCCTCTTTCCAAAGCTCTTTGCAACTTTCAACAAGCTCCGGATGCTGCTCCCATGTATTCGACATTGAACCGCCCCTAGATCAGCTTAGATTGCCCATGGCCATATTCCACTAGGCAGGCCGCTTCCGCTGAATTGTCGTCCCCGATGTTCAATCCAAGCACCATTTTGCAGTATTGGAAAGCGGCCTCTTTAGGCTTGTCCGGATAGCCGCTGCCTAGCACCGACTTGCGCCAGGTAGCTGGCTCAGGCATCCAAAGATGCTTCGCCCCACCATTGATGACGGCCGCCTGGGCGGCGCCGGATATCATGGTCAGCGCCCGTATGCCGTGGCTGCTAGAATTCGTGACGATGCCGCGGCTGTTCTTTTTGTAAATGGCCTGCAGCGGCGCCTCTATCACGACGCCTTCGATGTTGTTGGCGCGCACCATGGATTGCACGGCGCTGTAGAGGCTCGCGCAGGAGCGCGGCAAAAGATGTTCGGAAAAGCCCGGCAGCGTGAACAAACCGTATTGGGGCTGGCAGCCTCGATCACCGAACGACCATCCGGTGTTCAAAGACAAATCCAGCCCCAATATTTTCATTCTTCTTCGGCTTAGCCGCCCTTACCGCCGGTGACAATCTCACGCTGCGCATCGTTCCAGCGCCGGAGATATTCCGTGTGCCCCGGAGTGCCTTCGGGCCAGCGCTCGGTGTCAGGACTGCGCCCATTGATGCCGGCCTGCCAACCTTCGGCCGCAGCCTGCTCTTCGATCGAGCCAAACTTGGGTTCGAAAAGCTGGATCTGGACCGGAAGCCCTTCCTCGCTCATCAGGGCCGCCAACTGGCGCAAGCGCGTCGCCACATCAAGCGGGTCTTCGCGCTTCATCGCCAGCACTTCCATGATGGCGCCGACATCGACGCCGGCTTCCTTGGCCTTCTTCTTGGCCTCGGTGACGCGGGCCGACGCGCTTCGCGCCTTGTCCTGGTAGCCTGCGATCTGGCTCATGTGATATTGCAGGTCGCGGATTTTCGGCATGTTGCCGGTAAGCAGTGACTGGACGGCGACCTCGACCTGCTCGTCCTGTGTCTCCTTGGCAGCGCGTTTTTTGCCACCGCCCCTCTTCAATGGTTTCTTGCTGCCTTTTGCCATGTCATTTTCCCTCGGTTGGTGGTGGTAGAAGTTTCTCGGACTGGATTCGCTCAAGCACAGAGCGGCCATCGCTGGTGAGCATGTGGGCGACGAAGACCGCCTCGAAGGACAGGATACCGGTTTCAACCGCCGTTACCTGACCCTTCACCCAATCCCGCAGGATCGAGTTCACTGCGATAAGACCCTGCTGCAATGCCCGGGCTTCCCACTGTTGGCGGCTTGCTTTCCGGTGATTGCTGTAGGGATTTTCCCTGAGCCACATTGCCGCCCAGCCTTTGGCAGAAGCCTTCAGCTGGACTTGGCGTCCACGATGGCTGAACGCCAACAGGACCGTCGCATCGGCAAAGTCATCCATAAAGCCCACGTTTTCGCAGCCGAACCTGCGCAGCGTCGTGGTCAACTCGTCACGGGCTTTCATGCCACTGGTGGCGTTCTCGTATGGTACCTTCGCCATCAGCCGTCGCTCCGCTTGGCCGCGAATAGTTCGCGCAGTCGCTTGTTCGCAGCGGCGATCATGGCCTGACGCTTCGGCGTCTGGTCTTCCCGGTAGCAATCGACATGCGGGATGTTGTTGTTATTGCCGTTGTTGCGGAATTTTCCACCGAACCCCAGCGCACCACAGAAGCGGTATTCGTGGCAGATATGCTCTTCGGTTGGGTGCGGGGCCTGGATGGTGCGGATGAAGCACCGGTCATTCAGGTCATTGCGTGGGAAGCCGCACTCTTCCTGGAGGATTTTCAGGACGGCGGCCGCCTGGTCTTTGTCGATCGGGCAGAAGTGCATGGAGAATCACCTCTCCATGAAATCTGGCGGCAGCGCGATTCGCTTCTGCTTGGCCAAATCTCGAATCTGGTAACGGCCGGCGCGGGATATGCCGCGCTCTGGCCTGCGCCAATTAGACACCACGCGCAAACTGCACCCTAGGGCTTGTGCCACTTTGGTGGTGCCGCCCAATTTGTCGAGGATTTCGCTGTCTGTCATGGATGGCAGCATTATCTTAAGTATCCACAATTGACAAGTAGAGATATCTCACCATAGGTTCCCGTTGCCGCTGCGTATCTCGGCAAGCCTCCCGGTCTGGCCTTCAAGCCCCCCAGCCCCAAACCAGACCGGGAGGTAGTTCTTGGGAGCCAGAATGAATTCGTCCGCCATGCGTCGCATCTATTTCAAATACCGCAGCCTTGCGGCCTATATCATTTTTGCGCTTGTCGTTGGCTCAGCCATCGGTGCCGCACTCTTCACCATGGCGCAGGTACACGCCCATGACTGACCGCGAACTTGCCGCGATGACTTTCTGCATGAGCGGGCTTTTCATCTGGTTCGTTTCCTTCAAAGACGCGCGCGCCTTCGGATGCAATGGTATTCAGGCCGCCATCGGGGCCACCGTATTTCTTTTCGCCATGATCGCCATTTCCTACGGGGCGTCAGGAATATTGGCAAAATGAGCCACCTGCTCCTGATCGACGCTTCCGGCTTTGCCCACCGCGCATTTCACGCGGGAAACAAAGGGCAATTTCGCTCTGACGGCCTTCCGACTTGGGCGATAACAGGCTTTTTGTCGATGGTCTGGTCGCTGCTCGGCCGCGCCCAGGCGGACAAGCCAACCCATGGCGCCGCCATCTTCGACGCACCAGGCAAGACTTTCCGGCACGGGCTTTATGCCGACTACAAGGGCCATCGCTCCCCAGCGAAGCGCAAGGAGTTGAACCCGCAGATTCCATACATGAAGCATTGCAGCAATGCGCTGGGCTTCGAGGCGATCGAGGCGGAAGGCTTCGAGGCAGACGATGTCATCGCCACTCTGGCCGTTAAGGCCCGCGCCGCCGGCATCCGAACCACGATCGTTTCCCAAGACAAGGACTTCTGCCAGCTGGTGGCGGATGGGTGGGTCGAGATGGTCGATCCCATGGCGCGCAAGCGCGTGCTGGAAGCCGATGTGCTGGAAAAGTTCGGTGTGCCGCCCGCGCTGGTGCCGGATGTCCAGGGCTTGTGGGGCGATGCCGCCGACAATATTCCCGGCATTGACGGCATAGGCGGCAAGGGCGCCGGCAAGCTGATCGCCCAGTTCGGAAGCCTTGAGGCCCTGCTGGATGCCGCTGGCCAGAGCGGCCGCGTCGTCGCCACCCCGGCGATTCGCAAGGCACTGCGCAAGGATGCCACCAAGGCGCGCCTCTACAAGAAACTGGCCACGCTGCGCACCGATGTGCCGCTGGATATCAATTTCGCCAAACTGCTGCTGCACCCTGTCGAGAAGGATCACCTGAAGGAAATCCTGCGGGTGCTGGAATGCGGCCACAAGTACGACGTCATGTTCACCACCGATCTGGCGACCACGATCAAGCTGCCGAAGGTCGAGGCACCGCTTGCCTGGTGGACACGGGCCCTGAAGGTGCCGCAGGGCATGAAATATCCAGACGAGCCACAGTCCGGCTTCTACAAGACGAAGCTGGCCAAGGGCTGTCCATGGGTGCCGGCGCGCATCTGGCGCGAGACCGAGAAAGACTTCGAGACCGAGAAGCCGACCGGCTTCGATGTCGTGCACTGCGAGGTGGACGGAAAGCGCAGAAACCCGCTACAGCAGTGGAATGGTCTAGCCCGCTACCCAATTTCCGAAAAGGAATATCTGCACCTGAAGAA